CCAGCAGACAAGATACCACGGAAACCTTACGACAAATTGCGGTACATAATGCGACTTATCGTGAGATTTGCACTAAAAATAAGGAGTCAAAATGATTGACGATAAAGTGTTTATTGGGATTGGCACGACGTTGATTATGACATTAGTCGGCTGGGTGTGGAAATCAGTAAACGATAAAGTGGCTGAAAATGAGCATGCGATTAAAGCCTTAGAAAAGCAAATGCAACAGGATTTTCAGAGTAAAGAGCTTGCTGAAGTAAAAGATAAACACTTTGAAAGCATTTTGAAAGAGGTGCGCGATCAGTTGAAAGAAATCAATCAGAAGTTAGATAAAAAGGTGGATAAATAATGTCAGCAAGAGAGCGAAAACGATTAGAGCAATTGGCAGAAAAACAAGAAATTAATGCCAAATTAGATGAGATTCTGGTTTTAAGCCGACAAGCGAACCATAAAATCGACCGTTTAGACGGTCGAGTGGATGATATTGATGCTCGCTTGGCAAAGGTAGAAAACAGTATGGCTAAATTGGGTGTGCGATCCGCTTTAGTTGGCGGTCTGGGCGGTTTATTAGTATCGGTTGGATTTGAGCTAATCAAAGCCAAATTAGGAGGCTAGTGAATATGGCACATGATGAAAAAACCAAGGCAGATGTGCGCCGTTATTATGTGTTTGATTGCTTAACGCTGGAATTAGCCGCAGAAAAAGCCAAAGTGTCCTATAACACTGCTCGACGCTGGAAACGTGAAGCCGAAGCTCGTGGCGATAATTGGGATAAAGTGCGTGATGCGAACACGATGGCAAGTGGCAAAGTAGAAGATGTGGCGCGCGGCATGCTGACTGCATTTGTGCTTTATTTTGAAAACACGATGGATGAGATTAAGCGCGCGGAAGCATTGCCTGTGAGTGAAAAAGCGAAGTTGATTCAGGGCTTGGGCGATAGCTATTCGAAAATGGTGGCAAGCAGTAAACGGTTATTACCTGAAGTATCTGAATTAGCTACTGCGATTAAAACGGTGAAACTCTTTGGGGAATATATCCAAACCAATAAACCAGAACTAACAGGTGATTTTTTAGATTTGCTCAATGGATTTGGTGAAACATTAAGTAAGGAATTTAAAGCATGATGGAAGGTTGGAATGGTTCACTGGCATCCGAAGGTTGGGAAGTATAATGGGTGTAGAGGATAATTGTGAAGAATAAAGAGTTATTAGCAGAATTAAAAGCCTATTCGGACAGCTTGCGACAAAAGGTCGAGGCAAAGTTTGAGGGGTGGGATGATTCTCTTGCTGCCATTAGTGAGCGACGCAAAAAGGTGCTAGATCCTGTTTCGGGCTATGACTTTTTTGTGTCGAATTACTTTCCGCATTATGTGCGCTCCCCTTATCGTTCGGAGTTGCACGATTACTTGTTCAAAACCCTTCCGGAAATCCTGCAAGATCCGAAGTCGGTCAATATGGCGACTGCTGCGCCTCGCGGTGAAGCAAAATCCACGTTGGTGTCGCAGTTGTTTACGCTTTATTGCTTAGTAACTCAAAAAAAACGCTATGCACTCATTGTGATGGACTCTATCAATCAGGCTTATCCGATGTTGGAATCTATCAAAGTAGAACTGGAGTTTAACCAACGCCTGCGCATCGACTTTCCAGAAGTCGCTGGACAAGGTCGTGTATGGCAGGCAACGACAATTTTAACCAAAGCGAATCAAAAGGTTGAAATTGCCGGTTCGGGTAAAAAATTACGTGGTTTGCGACATGGGGCTTATCGTCCTGATCTTGTAGTGTTGGACGATATAGAGAATGACGAACAAGTCCGCAGCGCAGAACAGCGCGATAAGTTGCACGAATGGCTTAAAAAGACCGTACTTCCATTGGGTGTCCCTGGTGAAAAACTGGACGTGGTCTATATCGGGACTATCCTGCACTACGACAGCGTACTGAACCGCACTTTAAGCTCCAAAGCATGGAAAACCGCTAAATTTAAAGCCTTAAAGAAAATGCCTGATGACATGGCGTTGTGGGACAAGTGGGAGGACTTCTACTTAAATGAAGGCGAAGCGGTAGCTGATGCTTTCTATACACAAAATCAAGCGGCAATGGATAAAGGCGCAGTGGTGAGCTGGGCTGCTCGTCCCATCTTAACCTTGATGAAAATTCGGGCACGTGATGGGCATGCCACCTTTGATTCGGAATATCAAAATGACCCGTTAAGCAGTGATGATGCGATGTTTGCCAATAGTTTGACTTATTGGACGGAATTGCCAGCAAATTTAATTTATTTCGGTGCGCTTGACCCATCCTTAGGAAAAGCAGGGGCAAGTCGTGACCCATCGGCTATTTTAGTGGGCGGGTATCACCGAGAAACAGGCAAGTTATATGTTGTGGAAGCGCAAGTGAAAAAACGTCTGCCTGATTTAATTATTGAAGATGTGATCCGTATGCAGAAGCAATACCACTGTCAGCGGTGGTTTGTTGAAACGGTGCAATTCCAAGAATTCTTAAAAGACGAATTAGTGAAACGCTCGGCACAACGTGGCATTCCTGTTCCAGCGACGGCAACTAAACCAAATACAGACAAAATGTTGCGTATTGAGAGCCTACAACCCCACATGGTGAATGGCTTAATTTTGTTGCATAGCTCACAAGCTACGCTGATTTCCCAGTTACGCCATTTTCCGAAAGCAGACCATGATGATGGCCCAGATGCGCTGGAAATGTTGTGGCGTAATGCCGTGGGTAGTTCGGCAGCGATTGAGTGGATTGGGTTAAATCAACTGAATGAGATTGAATCAGATGAATACGAAGATGAAGACGATCTTTATTCAATATGGAAACATTAAAGGCGGATTAAATGGGATTTATTGATAAGGTTAAAAACCTTTTAAAAGGTAATGAAACAGAGCCAACACAAACCGATGATGCGGAAGTAACTGCAACGGGGCGTGTATTAGATGATCACCCCTCTGCAAAAATTACGCCAACAAAATTAAAGCAGATTTTAGAGGATGCCGAAAACGGTGATATTCAGGCGCAGCATCAACTTTTCATGGATATTGAAGAGCAAGATAGCAGCATTGCCGCCAATATGATGACACGTAAGCGTTCAGTTTTAACGCTAGATTGGCGTATTGTTGAGCCACGTAATGCCACTCCTGCGGAAGAAAAATTGCAAGCAGAGATTGATGAGTTATTTTACCAATATCCTAACCTTGAGGATTTATTTGTAGATCTCATGGATGCGGTCGGTCATGGCTTTTCTGCCCTTGAAATCCAATGGGCGCAGGTGAATGGCAAATGGGTTCCAAAAGGCTTTAAACCTTGTCCTCAGTCTTGGTTTAAATTGGATAAAGACGATAGTTTATTATTACGCACGCCAGCTAATCAAATGGGTGAGCCTTTACGTCCTTTTGGTTGGGTGGTACATCGCCATAAATCTCGTTCGACACAGTTGGCTCGTGATGGGTTATATCGCACATTGGCATGGATTTATATGTATAAGCATTATTCTGTGCGTGATTTTGCCGAGTTTTTAGAGCTTTATGGTATGCCGATTCGCATTGGTAAATATGGTGCTGGTGCCACTAATGCGGAGAAACGAACATTATTGCGTGCGTTGGCCGAAATTGGGCATAACGCGGCAGGCATTATGCCTGAATCGATGCAGATTGAACTGCATAACGTCGCTAATGCGGGGGCTGCATCGGGTAATAATCCATTTTTACAAATGGTTGATTGGTGCGAGAAATCTATTGCTCGGTTGATTTTGGGGCAAACCTTAACATCGGGGGCGGATGGTAAAAGCTCCACCAATGCGTTAGGTAATGTGCATAATGAAGTGCGTCGTGATTTGATGATTAGCGATGCGAAACAAATTGCGCAAACCATCACTCAACAAATCATTTTGCCGTATTTGCAAATTAATGTTGATCCAAATATTGCACCACATCGTGTGCCTTATTTTGAGTTTGACACAAAAGAATATGAAGATTTATCGGTCTTTGCAGATGCCATCCCTAAACTTACGGGCATTGGGGTGCAGATTTCGGAAAGCTGGGTGCGGGATAAATTAGGTATTCCTGAGCCACAAGAAGGTGAGTTGATTTTAAGCACAGCGCAAGGCGAGAAAACGGACGAAAAAACGACCGCACTTTCTGCCATGTTGAACCACGGCAAAGGCTGTACTTGCGGTTGTCGTGCTGCTGCGTTGTCGGTAGGTAATGTTCAAGACTTAGGTGATATTAATTTGTCTCCACAACAGTTAAATCAGCAAATGCAACCTTTAGTCGTAGATCTTGCACAGGCATTCCGTCAAGGAAAAAATTATGAAGATGCGATGGCTGCCGCATTATTGGTTTACCCGACCTTATCAGATGAGCAATTAGTACAAGGGTTAGCACAAGCTTTATTTGTGGCGGATATTTGGGGAAGAATTAACGGAGCAAAACAAAATGGATCTGAATGATTTTTTCTTTGCGATTGGTTTACCGCCCGAGAAAGCCATTGAATATTTGTCTTCTAAAGGTTATGCCGTTGGCTTTCATTGGCATGAAATATGGCAAGAAGCTCACACTAAAGCCTTTACAGTTGCAGGTATTTTAAAACAGGACATTCTTACCGATATTCATCAGAGCCTAATTGAGGCGCAAAAAACAGGGATACCACAGCAACAATGGGAAAAAAATATTGGAAAAGTGCTTTATGATAAAGGTTGGCTAGGAGCAGAAGCGCAATTATTGGGTGATGAAAACGGTGAGTTGATGGGAAAACGTCTTACGCCTCACCGTTTAAATACCATTTACCAAACTAATATGCGAATCGCAGAACGTGTCGGTGAATATCAGTCGATGAAAGAAGTTGCGCATTTGCGTCCTTATTGGCGTTATGTCGCTATGTCCGATGCACGTCCAAGCCATGCCGCATTGCATAATTCTGTTTATCCTGTTGATGATCCTTTTTGGGATACCTTTTATCCGCCTAACGGTTGGAATTGTCGCTGTAAAGTCTTTGCCGTAAAAGAGCGTGATTTAAAGGAAAATGCTGACTGGCAGTTGCGTAAAACCACTGAAGAAGACTACGAGCAATATGTGCAAAATATCGGTGGTATTGATCGCATAATGACAGCTTATAAGCTACCTGACGGTCGATTATTTAGAACTGATGCTGGGTTTAATTATAACCCTGGTAAATCATACCTTGCTAATTTAGGGCAAACCATGCTTGAAAAGGGGGTTAATGCACCACCTAGAGTTGCGGCAGTCGCAATTAATGAAACATTTAAACACCCACGTCTTATGCAGGAAGTAAAAGCTAATTTTGCCAATGAAGTCACAAATATAGCCAAAAATCTTGAACAAGGTATTGCTCGCCCTACAGGACGTTTACATTTTGTTGGCGCATTGTTGCCAGAGGTTGTAGCAAATTTACAGCAACAAAATATCGTTTTAGATAGTGCAATTATAGCTATCGAAGATACTGTAATTTATCATGCATTACGCAATGACAAAGCAAATCGAAAACAAGGTGATAAACGCTTGCCTAGCGTGTTTTGGGAAAACTTACCCGAAATGTTGTTAAAGCCAAAAGCAGTGTTAAGGGATAAAACGCACCGAAATCCAGAAACAAAAGAAAATTCGTTGCTGTATGTGTTTATAACCCCGCAAGGTAAAGTATCAGTGCGATTTAACTACAAGACACAAGGAGAAAAATTAAATAGTATAAGAAGTGGTGAAATTGTTTTAGATATGAAAACATTAAAAGATAGCAATAAGTTTGAATTGATATCTGGAAGTTTAGATTAGAACTTGAATTGATGGCAGGACTCGAACCTACATAACCAGGCTTTTACCCCCTCCCTTTCCCCATTGGTAACAATCAATTCAAGCTTTCTAATCATATCTCGTCTTTTTAAGGTAAGCAATAGATGATCAAAATTGAAATCGAAAATGCAGAAAATATCTCAAGGTTATTAGGCAAAGTTGCCGAAAAAACGCAAAACCGTCAAGATTTAATGGCAGATCTTGCAGAAACGATGCGCCTTGCCGTGGATAAAAACTTTGAAATGGAAGGTCGCCCTGATTGGCAGGGTTTAGCCCGCCCCAATAAAAGTGGAAAAATCTTACAAGGTAAAAGCCGAGATTTACGCTCAAAAATTATCTCCAAAAGTGATAATAGCGAAGCGATTGTAGGAAGTAACAAGGTTTATGCGGCTATCCATCAATTCGGCGGTAAAGCTGGACGAAATAAAAGGGCAGAAATTCCTAAACGTCCTTTTCTAACACTTACAGAAGAAGATAAGGAAGATTTATTAGATGATGTGCAAGGCTACTTCCAACGCTTAATTAAATAAATCAGAAAATTGCCCTAAATCGCACGTAGGGCGATTTTTTACTTTTAGGGTATAAGATTTCATCTTTAAATTTTTAAAGCAATTTAAAACGGTTTTAAAGCGTTTTAAAATGGGTTTGGGTTGTTTTCAATCATTCAATCTTTCACGTCTTTAATGTGAGGCTTGTTCCTCATTGTCTAAAATTTCAAATTATTTGGTTGCGCTGAAGCCAGTCATCTCTTGTTATCTCGTTCAATTCGATATTCTGCCATCCTAGATTGAGTTTTTAAGGATGGTTTCAGATGAAATTAACAGTTGCCGCTTGTAGTTTTGAAATTGACAAGGCGAAGTATGGTCGTATCCAACTTTTACCTTATGGCAAATTTCGCGCCACAGACGGCAGACCAACCGATGTGGAGGCATGGTATGTAACCGATACGAACGGGGCTGATGTTGTGGCATTAGCTAACAGTCAGAAAAATCCCCTACCCATTGACTACGAACACCAAATCTTACATTCCCAACAAAACGGCAAAGAGGCTCCTAGCGCAGGTTGGATGGAATATCTCTATTTTAACCCGCAAGGGATTTTTGCTGATGTGCGTTGGACGGATAAAGCCGCGGAATACATCAAAAATGGCGAATATCGTTATATCTCTGCCGTGTTTGCATATGACACGAATGGTTATATTCGCAAAATCTTTCACGCCGCACTGACCAACAACCCCGCTTTAGACGGTATGGATGAAGTGATGGTTGCCGCCAGTGTGCAACTTTTAAATCAACAAAAGGAAAAGCCAGAAATGGACAAAAAATTAGTGGAAGCCTTGTGTGCGTTGTTTGCTTTGAAAGCTGACGCAAGCGAAGCTGAAATTACCGAAAAAGTGACCGCACTTTCTGCCGCCAAAGGCGACAGCCAAGTGGCGGTGTTAGATGTGTATGCCAAGTTAGCTGAAAAAGAACAATCTGTTGCGGCATTAACCGCGCAAGTGGGTAAGCCTGACCCAGCTAAATTTGTGCCAGTCGAACAGGTGGTTGCATTGCAGGCTGATTTTAATGCGCTTAAAACATCTGTAAAAGCGGACAAGAAAGAGGCATTAATCACAGCGGCATTATCGCAAGGCAAACTGGCTCCTGCATTAAAAGATTGGGCGCAAAGTTTATCTGTTGAGGCATTAAGTGCTTACTTAGAAAAAGCACCTGCAATGGCCGCATTAAGTGGTGAGCCACAAGCAAAAGGCGATCCAGAGCAGAAAGTGGCAGCGTTAAGTGCGGCTGAACAAGCGGCAGCACGTGCGCTTGGTATGACTGAAGCGGAATTTATGGCAGAACATAAGGAGCAAAAATAATGAACTTTAAAAAATCAGAAGTTTTAAAGGCAATTGAAACCCAGTTTAAAAAAGACTTTGTAGCGGGTTTAGGTTTAATTAAACCGCAGTGGGACTTAATTGCAATGAAGGTATCCTCTAACACTAAAGTGAACACCTATGGTTTCTTAGGCCAGTTCCCGAAAATGGTGGAATGGGTAAATAAACGTCAGCGTAAAGCAATGCAAGCACAAGGTACCAGCATTGAAAACAAACTTTACGAAAGCACGGTGGGTATTCCGCGTACCGATATCGAAGATGACCAAGTAGGTTTATTCCGTCCAATGGTGCAACAGGCAGCACAAAGTGCGGCTGAATTGCCTGATGATTTGGTGTTTAGTTTGTTAAAAGCCGGTAAAACCACGCTTTGTTATGACGGCCAAAATTACTTTGATACTGATCACCCGGTTTACCCAAATGTGGATGGTACAGGTGCAAGTAAAGAGCAAAGTAACTTAACGACTGGCACAAAAGATGGTGCACCAACATTCTATCTTTTCGACACCACCAATGCGATTAAACCGTTAATTTGGCAAGAACGCACTGCGCCAGAAATTGAAACGAAATTTGATCCTTCCAAGTCTGACACCGTATTTAACGAAGATATTTACGAATGGGGTGTGCGTGCTCGTGGTGCAGCTGGTTTTGGTTTCTGGCAGTTAGCGCACTGCGTGGAGAAAACTGAACTTACTGCGGAAAACATCATGGATGTCATTGCCAAAATGCAATCCTTAAAAGGTGACGGTGGCAAGTTATTGAACATTCGCCCAAATGTGATTTTAGTGCCACCTGCACTTGAATTCAAAGCACGTCAAATCTGCGAAGGTGAATTAATTAACGGCACGACTAATATCTTAAAAGGTCGTTTGAAAGTGATTGTGTCTCCACAAATCATTGCGGAATAACCATCAATAAGGGCGAGCAATCGCCCTTTAGGAGCAAAAATGGCAAAGGAACAGCAAGATGAAGTAAAAGCTGAGACGCAAGATGAAACTGCAGAAAACACATCTGATGTTTTGGTAGAAGGCAGTGGGGTAATTAACCCAATTGCCTATGCGGTGACGTTACGTGCAATTCATCCGCAAGACTCTTATGGTCGCTGCGGCTATCGTTTTAACAAAGAAAGTGCGGTGGAAATTCCAGTTGAAAACTTGACGGGTGAGCAAGTCATTATGCTTGCTGAAGATCCCTGGTTGGAACTTATTCCCATCTGCGAAAAATAAGGATGAGTGATGCATTACGCCAGTGCAGAAGATTTTGTGTTACGTGTAGGGGAAGTGCAAGCCATTGAACTGACCGACCGCGATTTGACTGGGCAAGTTAATGACAATTTGCTTGATGTCGCATTGTCTGACAGCTCAAGCCAAATTGATGGTTATTTGGCAGCACGTTATACCCTCCCTCTTGTGAGTGTGCCACAAAACTTAGTGCGACTTTGTTGTGATTTGGCTCGTTATCGTTTAGCGAGTATGTCTCATGTGACGATTACAGAAGAAATTATTACACGCTATAAATTAAGTTTAAAAGAACTTGAGGATATCAGTGTGGGTAAGATTTCACTTGGGTTGCCGCCTACAGAGAATAATGATGCCAACGAACAAGACAATGGTGTGATCTTTACTAATCCGAAAAACAGGATTTTTGCGCGTGATCACTCAAATTGAAAATGCCCTTGTAGAACGCCTACAGCGTGGCTTAGGGCGTTTAGTCAATACTGTTAAAAGCTATGGCGGTGAGCTCGATGATGAAAGTCTTGGGACATCACGTTTGCCGATGTGTTTAGTCACTTTTGGGGGCGCACGTATCGAACGTATGGGCACCAATTTGAAGCGCCATCAATCCACAGCAAACTTTGTCATTATCGTGGCAGTAAATAGCTTGCGTAGCAATATTGCGGCACGACAAGGCGGAGCGGATAAACGAGAGGTGGGCGTTAATCAGTTGATTACAGCCGTACGCCGTTTGTTAGATGCGCAAACCTTGGGGCAATTAGTTAAACCATTGAAACCGACAAGGGTGCGCACGCTTTTTAATAATGCCACTTTTAAAGGTGGGGCGATAACGGCTTATGCGATTGAGTATGACGCAGTCTATGACGATTTGAGTCCGTTAGAAGATGGCCGTTATCCTGAAATGACACAGGATAGCAAAAATCCTGATTATTTGTTTACGCATTATCATGGTGAGCTATCGCCACCAGATCCGATGCTAGAACGTATTGGTAACAACATTTATGACCCAATAAGCGGTGCTAGAGTGCCGTTTGAGGTGGAGACACAAAATGAAAGTGAAAGCAGTAATAGGCATTAAGGTGCCGATGGAACATCAACCTTATACCTATATTGAACAAATACCGGTAGAGGTAGAGCCGTCGATTTATTATCAGCGCCGTATTAATGATGGCGATTTGATTGTAATCACAGACACACGTTCACGCAAAGAGCAGGAGAAAGACAATGGCTGAAACGAATATTGATTTTGATAATATCCCGACGAGTCTTCGTAAACCGGGTGTTTATACAGAATACAACTCACGCAATGCAGTGAGTACTTTGCCAACAAATGAGCAAAACGTCTTAATTGTGGCACCGATGTTAAATGCAACAAAAACATTTAGCGCACCGACACCGATTTATTCGGATGTAGATGCAAAAAATACATTTGGTACTGGGTCTTGGGCTCACTTAATGGCGCGTATTGCTATCCAAAATAATGCCATGATCCGTTTAACGGTAATTGGTTTAAAAGAGAGTGATTCAGGTGTGGCAGCAACTGGCACCATTACGCTAACAGGCACAGCAAGCAACGCTGGCGTGCTTAAAGTTATCATTGGTGGTCTTGATTATGCGGTGGCAATCGCTAAATCTGAAACCGCTGCCAACATTGCTGCCCGTTTAAATGCGGTGATTAATGCGGGGGAATATTGTCCTGTCAGTGCAACAGTCAGTGAAGGTACTGTTACGCTTACTGCGAAATGTAAAGGCGAAATTGGCAATGAGATTAGTGTCAATGCCACATTAAGCGCAAATGATATGGCGGTGAATGTTTCTGCCCTTGCAAATGGTGCCGAAAATGCCGATTTAGCGACGGCATTAGCATCAGTGGCTGGTCAGCACTATCACGTGATTATCTCCCCTTTTGCGGATGATAAAAATGTGAAAGCCTTGCGCGAACATTTAGAGTCGGTAGCAAGTCCTGTTGAGAAAAAACCGGGTGTTGGCGTATTAGGTTTTAATGGCACATTGGCAAGCGGTACCACTTATACTGAAAAGATCAATGCAAATCGCATTACCGTGGGTTGGTATAAAGGGGCGGTTGAATCTAATGCCTTAATCGCTGCGGGATATGGGGCGGTTATTGCAGGCGAAGAAGACCCCGCTAAACCGTTAAATACGCTTGAGATTAAAGGTTTAACCCCTGTTGATGCCACTCAAACACCGTTAAAAACCGAAGTCAATCAGGCACTTTTCCATGGTTTAACCCCTATTACAGTGGTGAATAATCGTGTGCAAATTATGCGTGCAATTACGACTTATACCAAGTCACCCGCGAATGTGGATGATCCTGCGTGGTTAGACTTAACCACAATTCGTACACTGGACTATACGCGTAAAGCGATTGAACAGCGTATTGAGTTACGTTTCCCTCGTGCGAAATTATCTAATCGTACCCCACAAAAAGTGCGGTCAGAAATCCTTGATGTGCTCTATCGTTTAGAGCAACAAGAGATTTTAGAAAATGTGGATGCGAACAAGGGTAAATTGCTTGTTGTTCGCAATGGCCAAGATCCAAATCGTTTAGATACGGCAATTCCAGCGGATGTGGTAAATGGCTTACACGTTGTCGCTAACCGAATTGATTTAATTTTATAGGGGGCGTAAATGGAAAAATATGCAGGTTCGGCTGTGCTTGAAGTGGACGGCACAGAAATTGAAATCACCGATTTAAACGTGACAAAACAAACCGGGCGTAAATTAGTCAAAACCATGAACTCTGAAGGGCGTGCACGTGGTTTTGCCAAAGGCATTGCGACTTGGGAATTATCATTGACGGCAGCAATGCCTGTGGATGGTTCGGAAATTGATTGGGCGGGTATCAGTGATGCGAAAATCACGGTATATCCGCTTAATCAAGAAGATAAGCGCACATCCTACCTTGGCTGCTTTACTACGCAAGTAGGCGAGAAATACACGGTGGATAACGAAGCCGTTATTGATATCCAGATGAATGCGCTTAAAGAGGTGAAAGAATAATGCGTTTATTGCTTGGTATTCCTTACGGTGATCGTCGTTATTTTGACTTTGACGTGCGATTACTAACCTTGGGGGGCGAATGTGCCACCCTTGAGAAAGTCGCCGAGCTTGGTTTAGATGAGAAAGAAAACCTCACGAGAGCGGAGCAAATGCTCGTGGACTTGGCTTATTTATCTGAACAGCTTGATATTATTGGTATTGCGCAAGATAAGCTCACGCCACAGTTTTTACTGGATAACCTTGCCACGGATGATTATGTGCTGATTACGCAAGCTATCGCAGAACTGCGAAAAAAGCACATCGACGCTGGGGAAAACCCGAGCAAAGCCGAAACCGAATAAAACAACATTACGGTGTGTTTGATGCCGAGAAGAATTACCGAAGTGCGGTTATTTTATTGGCTAAATTTGGGTTTACTGCTGAAGAAGTACGAGCAATGTGTCATGCGGAAGTTGCTGCGTGGGTGGCAAGTTGGCAACATTCGCAAGGTATTAAAACTCAGTCAGAAAAAGGCAACACGGTGCATTACAACCTTATGCGTCGTAAAACTAAGGGGGCGTAAGCCCCTTTTTTTGTGGATTTAAAATGAGTTTAAAGAGGGTTTAAAAATGGCTGAGTTGAATTTAGCGTTGACGCTAAAAGCACGAGACCAAGCAAGCCGAGTTTTTCAGCGGGCACAATCGCAGATTAAGCAAAGCACAAAAGCAATGGCAAGTGCACGCGAAGCGTTGGGCGTGCGAAGTGAACATAAAATCCAACAAGAAATTAATCATACCATTGCCGCTTATAACCGATTGAAACGTAGTGGCACAGCCACTAGTCGCGAATTAGCTCGTGCGGCTGAAGCGACGCGCTCAAAAATTGCTGGGCTTAATGCGGAAATGGGGAAAACCTCTTGGGGGCAACGATTAGGCAATATCGGGCGAAATATTGCTGGTGCAACAGTAGGTGTTGCCGCTGGTGCAGCGGTTGCTGTGCCCAAAATTAGAAAGGCGGCAGATTATGATCTTGAAGTAGCAAAAATTGCAAATACAGCTTATTCAGGTGCAAGTATAGAAGAAAAGACAAAAGGTAAAGAAAAAATCCATGGCGCAATTAAAGCGTCACTAAATTATGGCGGAACAAAAGAAGATGCATTAGGGGCTGTTGGACGTTTAATTGGTGAAGGCAATGTTTCGGTTGAGGACGCATTAAAACTTTTGCCAACGATTCAAATGAACGCTACTGCAACTGGGGCAAGCACTGATGATATTTCCGCATTAGTCAATTCATTGCTAAATTTCGGCATTAAAGTTGATGATATTCAACAAGCACTTGATTATGCCAGTGCCTCGGGTAAAGCGGGCGGTTTTGAATTAAAAGATATGGCACGTTATGCCCCTGAATTTCTTTCAGCCGCAGGCAATACTGGCTTGGGGGGATTGGAAGACTTAAAACAGGTGTTTAAAGGTGCGCAACAAGTTTATAAGGTTTCAGGCGGTACGGGACAAAGCTCAACTAACTTAGTCAATTTCTTTTCAAAACTGCGTTCTAGTGATACAGCAAAAAAATTTGAAAAATTAGAAGTTTATGATCCCAAAACTAAGAAAACCCATGGTATGGATTTTGAAAAATCCATGACCAACGAAATGAAAACAGGCAAAAATGCGATTGAAGCCTTTATGAGCATAATTGATCAGGTGCTTGCAAGCGATAGAACGTATCAAAAACTGCTAAAAAAACTTAATAACGCAAAAGACGATAAAGAAGCGCAAGCTATTGCAGAGCGTATAGCGAAATATGTGGAAACCACAAAACTTGCTGAAGTGATGCCAGATATTCAAGCAGGCACGGCAATGTTTGCAATACGCCGTGATAAAAATACGGCTCAAAATGTAGATGAGCAATATGCCATTGCTGAAAAAGGCAACTTCAACAAAGAAGATTTTGATTTTATGCGCCAACAAAATTCAGTTCGTTTTCAGATTGCTAAAAACAAACAGGAAATGAATTCAATTGAAAACTGGAATGGTGCAAATGATAGATTAGGAAATGCCGCAGACTGGTTAAGTGAAAATATAGAAGAATTTCCAAATTTAACCAAAGCCGTTGTTGGAGCAACAGACGCGTTACAAATTTTCAGTGCAGGACTTGCTGGGTTTTCTCTAATTGATTTATTAACGGATGGGAAAATGGGGGGCGGTGCTTTAGGTAAAGTGACCCAAGGTGTAGCAACAACATCCGCGATTGCGAATGGAGCTGGCAAATTACTCAATATCGGCGGAAAAGTCGCTACCGCAACAAGTGCGGCAATGGGTGTAGGTGGTTTAATGATTGCTGGAGAACAACGTACAACAGAAGAAGCGAAGACTGAAGAAAAAACCGAAGCCAAAACTGCACAAGAAAAGCAGTTAGAAAACCAATTTTATGCCAATGCTTACGGGGGCAATAAACCGGCCACAACCCATTACGCACCGCAAGGTTTCGGTTATAACAAAAATTCAGTCTGGGGAACAGCTGGACGTTCAGGCGAAGTAGCTGAAATCGCACGTAAAGATGAAGTGGCCGCTTTACGCCTTGAGCGAGGCACACTCACGCAAGCTCAATATGATGAGCGCACGCGCCAAAGTGCGGTGAAAATTGCGGAAATTCGCAATCAGGGGAAAGGCTATTCAGGTTTATCTGTAGCGGCTAATGACACCGACTCCGCTTTAAGTCGCACACTGGGAGATTTATCTGGCTTGGCTAACTATCAAGCGGATTTTCAGCATTTTGGGCAAACCATTAGCGACGGATTAAAAACCGCCATTGAAAGCCAAAATTTCACAATTCAAAATCAAATTAAGATTGATATGGATGGGCGACCTGTTTATGAAGGGGTTGCTGAAAATATCTATCAATCAATGAAACGGGGGTAACTATGGGTTGGACAATACCTGTACAACGTGCAAGTTTTCGCGGCGTGCGTTTTGATGTGCTTTCGGTGGATGATGATGTCTATCGCTCAACCATTGAGCATGCTTATCCTTTCGTCAATGGTGCAGATGTGGAAGATTTGGGGTTAAATCCATTAACCGTGCGTATGCAAGCCGTATTTTATGGGCCAGGCTATTATACGGACTTTAAGACGTTTTTAAGCGTGCTACAAAAATCAGGGACGGCAACATTAGTGCATCCGATTCGTGGGCGTTTGCAAAATATGATTTGCACTGGGGCGAGTTTTCACCACGAAGCGGAGATGATTGATTATGTGGCGTTAGATTTGACTTTTATTGAATCTACGCCAGCTAAACCGATTTTTGTCTTTAATTATTCCCTATTGGCAAAAATAGATGCCTTACTGACTGAATTAGAAAACGTTGTTGATGATGCGATGGCATTGTATGGCGAATTTATGGAGATTGTTGCCTTTGCCGCTAATACAAAATCACGTTTGTTGGGCGTGTATGGCGCATTATTTGGCTGTTTTGAGCAAGTGCGCGGGTTATTTGATTTTGACAAAACCAAGTATGGTGTGTCGCCTGTCGTGACACAAGATAACTTTAAAGCAAAATCTAGCCGTGCTGTGCGTGATTTGGTGACAATGATTGATTCGGGGTTGCGCCAAATTGCTGCGCGCAAGGACTTAACTACCCGAGCAAAATTTGATGAGGTACTCCGCACAATACGTCAAATTAAGCATATTCCTGCAGATTTGGTGAGTGGTAAGAATATTAAATCTGCCAAAGAACAAGCCGCGTTGAAATCATTAACGACCTCTTTTAGTAAGAGTGATACAGAATCTGTGCATTTAATGATGCAGTTAGCCTCTAGTGTTGCTTTGTTGCGTATTGCCACTGAATTGGTAGAGGACGATGATTTATTGCCACAGGATATTGATTACATCACGACTCAAGTGCGGTCACAAATTATGGATAATTTACAATTGTTACGCAAACAAGTGGACGATGAACATCGTGGGGAAAATATCACGGTATTAAGCACACCCAATACGAGTTTTTATACGGCTGCGCATAATACAGCAGAGCAATTACGCAATAAAGTGCATAAGTTTACTCAACTTGCCCTTGCGGCAATTAATCGTAAACCGCCTTTAATGGTTCGCGAGGTGCCATTTAGCGGTACTGTGCAACAAATTGCACATGCATTTTATCAGGATTACAAACGCGCAGATGAATTATTAAGATTGAATCCGCAGATCCGTTATCCGAATTTTGTTGAGCGTGGGGAGTGGTTAAACAGCTATGTCAAATAATTACCCTTATGAAAATGATGTTACGGTGGAAGTGGATAGTAAAGCCCACAATAGCTGGAAAAGTTATGATATTGATAGTGACTTTTTAATCCCTGCCGATGCCTTTAAATTTGATTTGGGCGTGCCTTCAAATAGCACGGTTTTACCTGACTTTTCGGGGGCAGAAGTGAAAGTGCGTATTAATGGCGAGTTGGTGATGACAGGCATCGTGGATACGACACAGCATACTATTAGTAAAACTAACCGCACTTATAGCCTCAATGGGCGAGACCGTGCGAGTATCCTTGTGGATTGCTCTGCCCCAATCACCAATGTAAAAGGCTTGACTGTGTTGGATGCAGTAAAAAAAATTGTTGAACCCCTTGGTATTAAAAAAGTGGAATTGCGTGCGGAAAATAACCCAACATTAGATAAAGTCGATATTGACGTGGGCGAAACAGCATGGAACGCGGCAATGCGTTGTGCAAACTCGGCAGGCTTGCACTTGTGGTTTGAGCCAAATGGGGAGCTGATTGTGGGCGGTGCGGATTACAGCACACCACCTGTGGCCACCTTGTGTTGTATGAAAGACGGCAAGCGAAACAACTTTGAGCAGGCAGATTTAACGTTTGATGTATCAAATCGTTTTAGCGAAGTCACTTTTCTTGCGCAAAGCCACGGCAAGCAAGGGCAAGACAATAAAAACGATCTGAAATGGGTTTATCACGATCCTGAAATGACCACTTACAAGCCGAAAACCGTGGTGGTATCTGATGTGGATAACTTGGAAGCCTTGCAAAAATGGGCGAAAAAATACATTGCGGACAGTATGTTAGAAGGTTTTACCCTTACTATCGTTGTTCCCGATCACAAAATGCAAGACGGTACATTATGGCAACCCGGGCAACGTGTACATGTAATTTGCGAGGAATATGATATTGATGCCATTTTCTTTTTGATGGGGCGACGTTTTATGTTGAGCCGTAATAGTGGCACGCAAACGGAGTTGCGCTTTAAACAAGACGGCATCTGGACACCAGACGCTTACAGTGCAAAAGCGGAAAAAGCCCGTAAACGCAAAGGCAAGAAATTAATGGCTACTAACGGATATGGCAGCTGGGTGGCTGCGAATTAAGGGGACAAAATGAGACGATTAAGCCAAGCCATTCAACAAAAGGCGCAAAGTGCGGTGGACGAAATCCGTCAAGCCTTTCGTGGTGTACTGCACTTGGTGAAAAGTGCGGACAATATTCAGAAAGTTCAGGCTTCAGGGCTTGCCGATGAAACCTTGCAAGATGTGGAATTGATGCAGCAGTTTGGCTTTACCTCTGTGCCTCCAGCAAACACGCAAGCAGTGATTTTACCCATTGGCGGACAAACTACCCACGGTATTGTGATTGCAACCGAGCATGGATCTTTCCGCGTGAAAAATCTGCAAGATGGCGAAGTCGCGGTTTACGATGAAAGTGGCTCTAGCATTGTATTAAAAAAGGGGCGGTTGATTGAGATTGATTGCGATGTATTAAAGATTAACGCTGCAACAAAAGTGGATATATCAAGTCCACTGGTTGAAACCGATCAGGTCTTTACTGCCCAAGGGCAAATTAACGGTAACGGCGGTATGGCTGTGCAAGGTGGCAGTGGTGCGAGCTTTACTGGTAATGTAGAACAACGTGGCGGTAGCTTTACGACCGACGGCGATGTGGAAGCTGGTACAATTTCGTTAAGGAACCACAAACATACTTGCGATAGCGGAGGAAAAACCAGTAAACCTGAATAATCTAACCTTAAAGGAGATGCTGAAACCCTGCATCTCCTTTCTTTTTACCTCTTATCTTATCCTGTCAATATGGACAGAGAGATCAGCCCGCTTACCGGGGACTATACAAGTAAACAAATCAGTACGCTTGCCAATGCAGCGTATATCAGATTGACCACACCATTAGGCTCTTGGTGGGCAGATGGGCGTGTAGGCTCTCTGCTTCATCTTATTTCGCGCGAAAAAGATTTGTCGCGCATAGGTTTAATTGCACAACAATATGCCGAAGAAGCCTTGCAACCCTTGATTGATGATGGACGTGCAGAGGAAATTATTGTCAATCATACCCAACCACATAACGGTGTATTGATTTTAGATATATCCATCCGAGATAACCGGGGCGAAACCTATCATTTTAAACACCCGGTAAAAGTCATTTAAAAAGGGTTTAAACCATGTTTATTGTGCCGAGTTTAGAAGATATTCGCCAAGCGATTTTGCGCGATGTGCAGTCATTAGAGCCGAGTGCTGATGTGAGCATAGATAGTGACTATTATGCACGTGCCAGTAGCCTTGCTGCTGTAGCGGAAGGTATTTATGCCCATCAAAAATGGATTATTAAACAATTCTTTCCCGACACTGCCGACACAGATTTTCTTGAAAAACATGCGGGCTTGCGTGGTATTCGCCGTCGTAATGCGACTTATGCTAGTGGTCGTGGCGCAACAGTGACAGGTACCCCTGATGCAGTACTTAAAGCTGGATTACAAATTAAAACAGACAACCGATTTTATGAAACCACCGAAAGTGCGGTGATTTCTGCAAGTGGTTCTGCCGTTGTTGCCGTGCGAAGTCTTGCGACAGGTGCCAGCCAAAATATTAAAACTGCGACAAAAGCAAACTTTATGGCGGCACCTTTAGGTGTGCAATCCGACGTGGTGCTAAATGAGGTGATTGGTGCAACGGATGCAGAAAGCGATGCGTCTTTGCTCGAACGTTTGCTTGAGATTATTCGCCGACCACCTGCTGGGGGGAATCGTTATGACTATCGTACATGGGCGTTATCGGTGGATGGCGTAGATGCTGCTTATGTTTACCCGTTGCGTCGTGGGCTTGGTACGGTAGATATTGCGATCACATCAAATAACGATGTGCCAAGCGATGAAACAATACGTCGCTGCCAAGAATATATTGATGATGTGCGCCCAGTAACCGCGCGAGAAAGCAAAGTGGTGAAACCTGATGTAACAAAAGTCAATTTTAATATTCAGGTGAAAATCAGTGGCGTAACCTTACCTGAAATTAAGGCCGCTATTTCCACCGCACTTGCGGATTATTTTAATACGTTAATCCCCGGTGATGATTTGATTGTGTCGCAATGTGAAGCGGTGGTGAATAACTTGGTAGGTGTGGTTGACCGTAAGTTTACGGTACCTATCACTAATCTAAAAGCGGATGTGCGTACAAAAATTGAGTGGTTTCGGTTAGGTCAAATCACCGTTACGGAGATGGCATGATGCAAACTGACCACAAAAAGGTGTTAGCAAAACTTTATCCGCCTATTTCGTACAACGTTAATGGGGAGCGTTTTTTAGCGCAGTGTGAGGTGGATGGTAATGCCTTTGACCGATTACAAAAAAGTGCGGTGGATTTGTTACAAATTATTGAACCAGCCACCTCCAATACGATGTTGTCCGATTGGGAACGTTTATGCGGCATAAAAACAGATTATACCAATAACTATCAAGCACGAGTAAAACGTGTCATTGCCAAGTTAAATGCGATTGGGGGCTTATCCATTCCCTATTTTAAACGTATTGCCGAAAGTATTGGATATCGCATCGAAATTAAAGAGTTTTCTCCCCTTGCGAATGATTTGCCAACGACGGGAGATTTAGCGCAATTTCGCAATGAAGCTCGCGACAACTTGATTTTTATGTGGCGAGTATCGGTGCTTAATGGGGATGACAATATTGTGTATTTTCGCGCAGGTAGCTCCTTTGCGGGTAATCATTTAGTGGAATTTGGTGACCCGATTATTGAGGAGTTCTTCCGAGACTTAAAACCTGCACATACTTACTGTTATTTTGCTTATCAAACAGGATCTTAATATATGAAAAGTTTAATGCCTCAAATTGATTCAAATGATGGCCTTTTCCACAATGGTAATCCAGCAACAGGCGAACAAGGCACGCGAGTAACCGATACGTGGCTTAATAATTTGCAAGACCGAGTACGCGATATACAAGCGGAAGCGCATTATGTGTTGCAAAAAGCGGAATTTACCCCGAAGGAAGAAACACAAACGCAGTTATATCAAGCGATTGTGAAGATTATTGATGATAACCGAAAAACGGCAAGTTTAACTCAAAAAGGCGAAACCAAACTCCACACAGGCTACGATAGCCAAAGTGAAGATTTAGCATTAACGCCTAAAACCGCTTATCAGCTAAAACAGCTTATTGACTCCAACATACGCTCTCTTGGCAATGTTATCCCTAACAGCAAAAAATCCTCTGCCGTAGATAGCAATAGTGCAGACACAGTTGCAACCAGTGCAGCGGTTAAAACGGCTTATGACCTCGCAAATAGCAAACAATCTCCCGCCACAACCTTAGCGGGCTATGGCATTGGAA